TGGCATTGTTCTTTCTTTACCCCCTGGCGGTTCTAAAATAACCGTTGCGCTCACCCACGCTGCCGTATTCGGGTTAGTATGGATGCTCACACACAAGGCTGTTCACGGCATGGTTTCCCGCATGTAAAAACGAAATTTTTTTATCTACATCAAGATATGTAAAAAATAAAATGTACCTTTACATAGTTTCATGTTCATTATATTTCAGTTATAACATCTACAAGATTGGATGTACATCTGAACCATATGGAAGATTAAGTACTTACTTAACAGGATGCCCCCCTAAACCAGAATATCAAGCAAAATATTACGGTTTGTGGAAAACAATAGCAAAAAATGATAGAGATTTAAAATATTATGAAAGAGTCATTCATGATAAATTTCGTAATAACCGAATGGAAAATTCAGAGTGGTTTATATTTGAAGAAAATTATTTGTCAAAAATAACAGAGTATCTATCAAGTTGTAAATTTATTAAAGAACAATTAGAACTCAAAGATATTGTAAAACCTTCAATACTTAAAACCAACAAATATCCTCGAAACACAGAAAATTTTATTGTGGAAACACATGAAAAAAATTGTATGTTAGATAACATTCAGAAACCAGTTATTGAAAAACTTGTTGAGTTTATTCGTAGTAACGAAACTGCGGGGCAATTAATTGCTCCTTGTGGAAGTGGAAAAACAAGAATGACATCTCAAGCAATCAAGAGTTTGAAACGAGTTGTAATTTGTGTTCCCTCATTAAGAATACAAGAACAATGGTCAAAAACAATAAATAGACCTGGTTGTATATATTTAGGAGGCGAATACAGTAAAATCAGTAAAAAGGATCTTGAAAAAGACGAATATTGTATTATTACAACATATGCTTCTTGTAAGAAGCTTATTGACATCCTTCCTTCAAAAACCGAACTTATTATATTTGATGAAGCACATCATATGACAGGTTTAGTGTCATATGACAAGGAAAAAGGTGAAGGAATTACCAGAGTTCTATTGAATACTTTGGTAGATAGAAAAATAAAGAGATTATTCTTAACATTTACTCCAAAAGATGTAACGGAAATCGAAGATTCAGGACTTACTATCCTAAGTATGAACGATGAACGTGTATTCGGTAAAGTAATTGTTGAATTGAAATTACGCGATCTCATAAATAAAGGAGTTTTACCAGATTATGTTATTTGGGCACTTGCGAGTAATGGAGAAGGTCTGTTTGGAAAATTAGAACAAGTTCTTCAAGCTTGGGACTCCAGAGAAATTAATCATTTAGTTATCTTTGTAGAATGTCTGAGTGATAAAGAAAAAGTTAAACAATATCTTGAAGGAAAGATAGAAAATGTATATTCAGTAGAAAGACCTGAAGACACAAAACGCATTATAGAAGAATTTACAAATCAAGAACGAGCAATCATAATTGATTGTAAAAGATTGGGTGAAGGAGTTGATATTCCAATAGCAGATTCGGTCGCTATAATGTATCCTAAAGAATCGGTTGTAGATATAGTCCAAATGTTGTTAAGAGCAGGACGATGGTATGAATACAAATCGGTATTTCATGTGCTTCTTCCTCATACAGAGGATGAAGATATGAGCGGAATCCAAAATGTGCTGATAGCACTAGCTGAACATGATGAAGCCTTGAGAGGTGAAATTCTGTTAATACCCAGCGATAATAATCCAAGAGGTGATGGACCAAATGATAGAGACTATGGTTTCAAATCTGATGGTCATATCCAATGTGATATGTTATCTTCATCAAACGTGGAAAGTATGAAAAAATGCTTTCAAAATGTAAGATCGTTTATCGTTCCAATATGGAACAAGAAAGAGATACAACATCAATGTATCGCGAACAATATTAATACAAGTAAGAAATACTTAGAATGGTATGTGAACTTTAAAAACTATCCTAAAGACCCAAGGTTTTCTGGGATGAGTTGGTTTGATTTCTTAAATTATAAAGTTGAAAAAATGGATATGAAAGTGTTTGCTGAAACAGTTATTAAGAACAAAAAGATAACACCTAGTGAGTATGAGTTATGGCACGAAGGACTAAATTTACCTTCATTACAGAACATCCGCGACGGATACTTCGGAGAAGATAAACAAAATTTTATGGAAATAATTGAGAAGTTCGTCCCTGTTGAAAGACGAAGACGATAATTTTAAAATTTATATTCAAATTTTTAAATTTTTTGGTTTAAACATTAAAAAACGGATATATATAAATGAACCAACCAATGCCAAAAAACACAATGTCAGAAGTCGAAAAATTCAAAGCAGCAGTACCAAAAGTTCGTGATATATTACGTTCTTGTTCTGTAACAGGAATGGATAGTATGAGACACATATGTCTCTACATGGTAGGACCATACTTAACTCTTAAAAATGTGAAAGAGTTATGTATCCCTGAAAAGTTTGCATGGGAAAATCGTTACGATCTTCTTAAAGGAGATGAAGACATAAATCTACAAGCATTTGGAACAGAAATGATTGATCATATTGATCGTTTGTTCGGAACACAAAAGTTCACATTTGAAGTCAAAAGTGGAACGAAACATAAAGAAATTATGGAGATACTTAGTTCCATAAATATGCAAGACGTGGATCTTCATATGGATGTATTGGGATACATCTATGAACAACACTTAAAAACTGGATCATCTGCAGCAAGAGATCTTGGTCAGTTCTTTACTGATCGGTTCATTTGCGAATACATGGTAAAGCTTTGCGAACCAAAGTTTAAATATGAAGATGTTCCTGAAAGCGTTTGTGATCCAACTATGGGAACCGGAGGGTTCTTAACTGCGTATCTCAAATACTTCAAAGACAAGAATGTAGATTGGTCAAAACATCAAACACAAATCCATGGCGTAGACCATGATTCAAAGGTTGCGGGAGTATCCCGATTGAATATGTTTATGGAATCAAAAGGACAAGTGTTTAAGCATCTACATAACGCAGATTCTCTTCATGGAGGATTAGATCCTACATCCTACGACATAATTTTAGCGAATATGCCGTTTGGATTGAAAGGATTGAAGTATGTAGATGTACATTCAAGCATTAAAAGTCTCCATATAGATGGGACTAAATCAGAACCACTGTTTCTACAGCTCATGATGGTTTCCTTGAACAAAGGAGGACGTTGTGCAGTTGTAGTTCCTGAAGGTATGCTTGTGAATACTTCAAAGTGTCATAACGGAACACGCAAGTATCTCTTTGAAAATTTTGAAGTTAAACGTGTGATTAAAATGAAGGGAAAGTTCTTCATGAACACGGGTATTCAGCCTTCAATTCTGTTCTTTGAAAATTCTGGAAAGAAAACAGAGAAAGTAGAATTCTGGGACGTAGATCGTGACGATAAAGGAAACTTTACGGAAGAAATGGTTCTTTCTGTGCCAGTTGAAAAATTTGACGAAACTTACGTTTTACAACCAGAAAAATATATAACAATTGTAAATGTTTATATTAATACAGAAGTCCAAATTAAAAAGATTGAAGATGTATTTGATATTGAAAAAGGAAGTCTTCAAAGCTCTAAAAACATAGAAGGAGAATATAAATTTATTACGGCATCTGATGATTTCAAGACGCATAATGTATACACACATGATCTTGAAAGTTTATTGATTGTTGGAGGATCCGAAGGTTCATTAGCAAAAGTTCATTATTTCAAAGGAAAATTTATTGCCAGTGATTTAATGTATATTCTTACATTAAAAGAAGACTTTAAGGATAAAATAAATTACAAATATATATGGTATTACTTAAGAAGAATTAGAGAAAATATTATTAATAATAATCTTATATGTATGGGAACAACCAAGAGATCAATTAGTAAAGAACGTTGTGGAATTATTGAAATAAGATTTCCATCTTTAGAAATTCAAAACAAAACTGTAGAAGAATTAGATTCTATTTACGAAACGAAACAAGATGCTTCAAATATGATTGAAAAATTGAAGAAGCAGATGAAAAGTATCGTACAAACTATTGATTTTAGAAATTATGAAAGTAAACTACTTGAAAATATATGCGAACATAATAATGGAAAACCTATCACTGGTAAAGAAAAAGAGTTAGGTGGAGATTATAACGTAATGGGAGGAGGTATGGATTATAATGGAACATACACTAATTATAACCGTGAAGGAGAAAATATTAGTGTAAGTAAAAGTGGAGCATCTGCTGGATTTGTAAAATATCATACTTCAAAATATTGGGCAGGTGATTGTTTTACAATGACACCTGTTAAAGAAGAATTATATATTAAATACATATATTACTATTTAAAAAACAATCAGTATCTAACAACTTCTAAAACAAGTGGAAGCACTATACCACATTGTAAATGGGACGACGTGAAAACGTTATTAATTCCAGTTCCACCTCTAGAAGTTCAACAAGAAATTGTCAGACATCTAGATGCGTTGAATGACCAAATTGAATGTTTACAAAAAATTGAAAGTCAAGCAGACGAAAATGCTAAATTTGTATTAGATGGGTATCTCGGAGTTTAAACACTACGGATGAATTCCCATTTCAAGTAATCGCATATTTTTTGCCATATTTGGTCATGTGCGATCAATCGGTCTCTGGACTTGAGGAGTGGAAAGTAAACTTTATACTCGTCTAATTCCAGTAACTCGAAGAACTTATACAGAATGTAAGAATACGATAAGAAATTGGTTCGGTCATCAGGACAGTAAATCAAAAATGGTGCCTGAATTTCCTGGAACATCGCACGGATTTTTTCTTCAATTTCCGGCGTGATGGTAGGTGGAGGGTTTCCGTTCAGTCTTGAAATGATATGCGTGGCGTGCTCATAATACTTTGATCTGTTCAACTTTTTCAATATTTCTCGCATATCTTTTTCAGTGAGTTCTGCGACGTTCTGAATTCTGCGTTTCTTGATTTCTAAAACCACTTCGTTCATGACTTCGTTGGGAATGATAGTTGATTCTTTTGCTTGAAACTGGTTGAGAATTTCGTTCAAGTGGTTGATCTTTTTGTAAGCATAATTGTTTCTTTCTTTTGGAGGATCACGAAAACTAGGTAAATCAGAAACCACTAACATATACTCTTCTGAACCGCACAAAGGACATACAAGAATTCCTTCGTCTCCTACTTCTTCTCTGGCAATGTTACATCGTTCACAATGTTCAGTTATGGCCTTCTTCATTTCTGAAGGTTCACCAGTATTCAGTTTCATTCGTGAAGCGTATTCATCAAACAGTTTCTTCTTGGACGGAGCAGAAGTTTCCGAAGTAGATTGAGTCAAGTATTTCACGAACGTGTTCTGGTCGGCGGGAACCATGACAGTAGGTTGGACTTTTTCTCCAGTTCCGTAGTATTTCAGTATAATGTCTGCGTTCTTCAAATAGTAATCTGTCAACGGATTCTCTTTTTCAATTCGGTCTTTCAGAACCTTGATTTCGTCCTTGACTTTTGATGCTTTCAAAATATCACTTATTTCTGAACTCAGTTCCAAATCATCTAGATCCTCTTCAAGTTTCTTCAGTTTGAGTTTCAGGTCGTCCATATTCAGAGTTTCCTCTTTGATGGTTCCTACAATGTTCTGGTGAACCGAGTCCAGAGTTCCAGTCACAATATCGCTCTTTTTTGAGGTCGATGTTGTTTCTCTTGATCGCTTTATGCGAAATATGTTATCCATTGATACATTTTAATTCCCTGCCTTAAAATACTCTTTACTTCATTTTCATCAAAAGTAGGACACATAACGCAATGCCTCCCAACAAGGTAGGAACAATAAACGCATCGGGAGACGAAGAACAGAATCCTTCTTTTTGAGGTGGTGCGCGAGGACAATTTTCTATACCGACTTCTCGACAAACGTTCGATTTCACGTCTGGACTTAAAGAAGGAGTCAAGAACCGAAATCGTGTTCCTCCAGTTGTTACATCGCATTCGTAGCATCCACAAGCAGGCGAAGAATCAGCTGCCAACGCTTTCATCATGTAAAGGGGATTCAATCCTTCAATGTCTCCTACAACTCCCGGAATCAACCCGTTGTATCCTGCTCCTAAATCACTCATTCCCGCAGGAAGTAAATCTGATCCGTTTGGGTAATTGTTGATGTAATTGTATCTTGCCTGTATTGATCCATCTGGAGCTGTACATGTTCCTCCAGTGTTCACGTAATATCGGTTTCCTAAAGGAGGATCTCCTTGAATAAGTGTCTTGACGTAAGTTCCAACTGCACCTAAGTTTGTAGATAATTGACCGAAAGAACCTCCATTTCCTACTCCTAAACTTGAAGGACTTCTTACGTTGTCTGCGTAACTGTATGATGGTCCAAGGACTTCAGTTTCGACATTACTTGCTCGGTTAGATATATCAGACCATATTGAGTTCACACCGAGGTCGCCCATTGTGTTCTAAGTGTGATTTTACTTGAGCCTTATACGCGGAATTTGTTAGGGCACATGGACGTTGTCTTAAGATGGAGTTCGTTGCAGTTTCAAATGAGTATCCGAACTTCTTACACATGAAAAGCAGAGCCAAGTATCCGCTGCGATTAATTCCACATTGGCAGTGAATATACACTTTACCGCAATTATCGTCTCTCAAAAACTTGTTCATGGTTTTTTCAAATTGAGGATACCATTCTAAGATATTGGATTGTAAGCTGTCCAGTGCCTCGATACAAGCATAATTGTCCGGATACTTTTCCCGAAACCATGATGGACTATCTTTATCAAACGCACAGTTCACTACGTGTGTAATGTTATGCATGCGGACAAAACCGGGAGTCAAATAGTTTCCGGGTCCAAACATTACATTCGTGTGTATTTTTGCTGGGGGATCGTTTTCCCATCCACGTGAACATCTGCGAATGGCAATCCAATCCATTACTCTTTAATTCATAAAATACGAAAGTCGTTGATCTATATTAACGTTGAACCCAAAGTGCCTACTACATACGCAATTGCGACTGCTACACCGGCTAAAATAGCGGCTCCCATGTAAGAAGGAACGCCACCGGCAGTATACGTATTTGGAATGTATTGAAGAATAAGAGATCTTGGAGTAGATAAGGAAATAATCATAGCGGCTAAAAAGAAACCAAAATAGATCATCAAACTACGCGCAGCTTGACGAATAACCGAGAAAGTATGTGAATCGCTTCTCAAGGTCATAGCAGGAACGTTGGCTTCTGATGTAGGTGTCATCTTATTCGTCAAGAAAGGATCAGTGCCTCCCGTGACGATAGGAGAAAAGGTGGTGGATTGAGGGAGGCTGGGATTTTGAACGGGTCCGGCTCCCATTAAATCGCTTAAATCAGTTGCTCCTTCTGCCATTTACTTAAAAGATGGTAATTCGCATTCGGCATCTTCCGCAACGTATTTGACACACTTGTCCCCGTGTCTGACCACTCGACCTTCTACTTGGTGGACAGGAACCGATAATGCATTTCTTACAGGAATAGGGCGGTGAAAAAGCATGATAATGACTCCAAGACCAATCAAGAACGAGAAGAATGGAATGTTCTTTTGGTCCTTGAAGATATGTAATACACGACTAACGAACATCTCTTACTTTTGAGAAGCGAGTAAATTAAGGGACGTTTGTGTTCCGTCGCAAGGAACTTCTACTGCCTTGAACTTTACGCACCCAGATTTGGTATGGAACGATTTATTTGTGTCAGGAGTAGGGGTTGTTTCTTCGTCCCTTGGAGGAGGGGAAAACACGGCGACAATCAACATTCCTACTAAAGTTCCAACGAATAACCACAGTAATGATATCATTGTTAATTTAAACGTTTAAAATTTAGAGAAGGCGTTCAACAAATATAGTTCCAGAACCGTTGTCCGTCAAAGTTCCTCTACAGAACGTAACACGATATATTCTGCTGTTGGTTGTATCTTGGACGTTGATTATTGCACTGTCTCCACCTGAACCCATATTTGTAGTAAAGAAGCTTGTCCAAGTACTTGCACTCAAAGTCGTTCCACTGTTTGTAAATACAAGAGCGTACGTTTGTCCACTTAAACTTGCGAATACTGAAAAGTTAATTACTGGAGTTGCACTATTACCTCTTACTTGGGGGTACACGTTACCAGACGAAGGATTTAACTGAAAT